GTTTTGAGCACCTACACCTTCAAGACCTGAAAGCATAGAACCACCACCCCAAGCACCTAGACCAGCCATAATACCTTTGCTAAGGCTACCAGTTAATGCATAGTCACCAGCACCTACAACCAAACCTGCGACCATTGGGTCGGCAAGCATAGACAAGCCACCAGTTTCTGGAGCAAGTGCCACCATAGCAGCACCAGCGATAGTAGGTAGAATAGAGCTTAGGAAACCAGCTTCAGTTAGCCCTGTATGTGGATTAGTGGTTAAATCACCACCCTTAGCCTGTGCTAACCCCCTAAGAGCTTGCACTTCGCCTTTATCCATGTGGACGAGCTCAGTATCGTTTCCACGACCGTGTTTTGCTAGGTGTTCAGCGGCTAATTGTAGGCTCATACTTGCCTCTCAGGGTTGTTTGGGGTTGATTTTATCATGGCTTCTACCTTAAATTCCAACTCTTTTATGGCTTCGATTAGCAAAGGTACTAGTCTTTCGTACCTTACTGTCAGGTATTTATCGTCAATAGGAGCTGGTGCCACTACTTCTGGCATGATTGCTTGCACTTGCTGGGCAGATACGCCCACTTCTTTTTTAACTTCGTAGCCCATAGATTGGGCTAATTCGTTGGCTTCGTAATAGAAACCATTTAAAGTTTTAAGCTTTTCAAGGGCATTAGATATATTGCCCAGATTGGTTTTCATTCTGTCATCAGAATAATAAGCCGTAATATTATTAGTAGCACGTATTTCACCAGAAACCCCTGATGATGCAGTACCTACTCCTAGTGAGCCAATTTGGTAATTATTACTTGTATTTAATCCATTAGCTGTTGTAGCAGTGGTGGCATTTGTAGCATTTGTAACAAACGTAGAGCCCAAAGCCGAAGAAATCTGTGTGCCTGTAGCTGCGGTAAAAGCAGAAGTGCCATTGCCGTAAGCAAGACCCGTTAGAGTCGTAACCCCTGTACCACCATTAGCCACATTTAATGTACCTGCTAAAGTAACTGCACCTGTTGTTGCAGTACTAGGTGTAAACCCTGTAGTGCCCGCACTAAACGAAGAAACTGTTCCAGAAGTTGGTAAAGCAGGGTTCCAAGAACTACCGTTCCAAAAAACAGGGTAATTAAGTGTAGTGTCAAAAAATTGATAGCCCGTAGGTATGATACTGTTAGTAGCAGCATTACTTTCTGGTCTTTGTGAAGTGGCACCAAAAGCTGGGGTATTAGTAGACTGGGTAAAGTTATCTATTTGCGCAAAATAAAGACGTAACGCATTTAATACTTGATCTTGATATTGCTGGGTATAGTCTACAGGCGCAATCGGTAAGTTAGGCGCCTTTGTCGGTATTGTTATACCGTTATATGTAAACTGTGCTGCTGTTGCCATTATCTACGTCCGTCAGGGCGAATATCAATACGTGGGCTACCCAACTGCCAAGCTACTCCTACACTATTAGATTCAATTCTAAATGCCATTTGACGTCCACGAAGACGTGTATATACCTGACCAGTAAATTGCTGAATTGTGTATTGAGGTAGGACTGTATAGTTTTGAGCCGATTGAACTTGTGGGTTATCCGCAGTTCCGTAAGGTGTACCAGAGTTTTCTCTGGGTTTAACAGTCATTGTAACATAGGGCTGATTAGTAGTAGACCCGTTGAAATTAACGTCAGGAAGTATTCTCCAGACAAAACCGAAGTTATGACCGTCGCCAATATCAAAATCAGAACTTTGTACGTACGCATCTATAGGTAATGTTGCAGAGGTTGATTGGTCATCTGTGCCATTTTCATGAAATAAAAGTCTTCCGTTATAGTCGGCAGCAATTGGGTATGGCTGCAAACCAGTTTGTGTCCAAGCAGAACGAGCCATAGTACCGTAATACCAAACACGATCCAAATAGTTGTATATGACATATTTATCTACTGTTGTACCTGAACTAGAGTTACTTACGTAAAACCACCAGACTTCATTAAAGGCTTCATTAGCCCCTGCAAATACTTGATATGCTTGGTTTTCGTTAATATCATCAAAAATATATTGGCGTAAAGAGCAAGGTAAAACTTCAACTCGACCAGAATATTGATAAAAGCGATCACGACCCATCCAATATGTAACGTTATTAACTGTAATCATGCACTCAGGGGAGATTACAGAAATATTATCCATTAAGATTTGGAAGCCCCAAACGTAAGGTGCACCTAAATATTGCATAGAGTACAAACATGAATCAGTCCAAACTAGAATCTCTTGACGGGTTGCACGTGCGCCCATAATATAAGAGCCATTAGTTAGCGTGTACTCACCTGATTGGTTTGTAAGTTGCGGAATCCATTGATATGGGTTGCCTTGGTCAGACCAACGTACCAACATAGAGTTAAATGTAGAATTAGGTGCGCCAGGGGTGTATGAATTTGCACCAAAACAGATAACAAACTGTTGAATAGCGGAAGTAATAACTTGATAAGTTGCTTTAGGTACAAACGCTCCAGCATATGAGTAAGTGTAATTACCTGCACTATTGGCGGTAGTTGTAGATGAAATAGGTACTGTTAAAGAGTTAGTTACATAGCTAGGGGACACATAAGTACCCGTTGGTATACCAGTGCCAGAAATGTACATGTATGGGTATAAATTACCTGCAAGCGCAGCGCTTACTGTAATAGTAGTAGAGCCTGAACTAAAGCTTGTACCGCTATCTGTAAACTCAGTAGTTGAATTAGCTAACGTACTTAAATATTGTGCTCTTGTACTTACAGAATTTGAATCTTGCCAGTAGAAAATAGGACCGCCACGTGGCGCAATAACAAGGTCAGAACCAAAGTTATCGTTAGACCAAAGACGTAACTGCTGACCGATACCAGCAGAATAACTAGTACCCCAACCATAAGAACCAGATTGGTCAAGTACGTATGCTAATGTTCCACCACCAGTAGTGGTTGCACTTGCTGTTAATCCAGGATTAATTGTAGCTACGTTAATTGTGTATGTGTTTGTACCAGTTACTGTAACTTGATAGGCCGCATTAAGTATTGTGTCAGATATACCCGCTACTGCTGTAGCACCAGTAAAAGAAACCCAGTTACCAGTAGTTAAACCGTGTGCAGTTTGAGTAACAGTAACAACAGCGCTACCGCTAGTTGTAGAAAATGGGTTTGTGCCAAGCAAATATAAAGCAGGGGTAGATACACCACCCCATGGACCTGTGCCCCAACCAGTACCAATAGAGTAAACGTTAAGACCCGATGGATATTCATATTGGGCAGTTACAGTACCGCCACCAGTCGCACTTGAAGTAGCAGCATTTGCTGCTGTGATTGTATATTGTGTGCCTGATAAAACAGAAGTAACTTGGTAATCCCCAGAAATAGTTATACCGCCTACAGAGCTAGCACCAGAAAATACAACAAAGTCGCTAATAGAGGGGTTATAAGTTGCATCTGTAACAGTTATTGTTTTTGAACCATTTGTAGTTGTAAATGGGTTTGTAAGCGTATTTGTTTGAATAATAGGGGTAATGTCGTTATAAACACCGCCAAAGTAAATATAGTACTTAGTGTTAGTACCTACTCCAATATACGTATTACCTACACCAGAATCACCATCGGACCAAACCCAAAGAGCACGGCATACACCGTTATATTGGTTATTAGATACCTGAGTCCAACCACCAATCTTTTCAGGAAAACCAGAACGAAAGCGAATTTTGTCGCCATCATACCAACCACCCTCGTTTGAGTAGTCAGTACCTTCACGGTTAAGTCCGGGTCTAAATTGTAGTTTTTGTAATGGCATAATTAAAATTCAACCCAACCAGTCATAATATATTTAGTATTACTTAGTGGTTGATTGCCTCTATGTGTATGTGTAAATCCAACGGGCCAAATAACAAGTGTTCCTGTTTTAGGCTTAATTCGTTTTGGTATGTATAAAAATTCTGTTTCTCCACCATCTTCTACATCATTTAAATACAGTACCCACGTTAATATTCTATTAGAGCTTTCTCTTTTCATGGCTTCACTATGCCAAGTATGATATGCAGCTCCAATACCTACGGGTGTTTTTTGGACTCTACAAGCAAAACTTCCGTGGGATGTAAAAGATTTAATAATGCTAAACTTTTCGGTATATTCTTTATACGGACCCAACCAAAAAAAAGTATTAAACTCTTTATAAAGGCTTTTAGTCATAGCAAAATCAATTATATTTTCGCTATTTGTAAATATTGTTAAGTCATTTTTTTCGTGTGCAGAAATATTATTGTTTTCTTGTTGCCTATTTATGCCAAACCCAGCTTCTAGCATATCATCACAATATTTAATTGCTGCATTGCAAAAATCTTTAGAGTAAGCATTTTCAAACACACCAATAAAGTTATCGTCTGTAAACATCAGTATTTACCCTAATATAGATTTAGCATGTGCTATTTTAGCTTTTCGGTCTTCAAACCC